ACATCAAAACGACGACTAATCGAAAGTGGTTCCATAGAATAAACGTTAGCATTGACATGCTTAACATTGGTTGTTCCGAAAACAACGCGCGGCATGATCAGCACATTTCCCTTCAATTCAACGTTGGGATTTAGTGCTGCCATTGGCACATTGTTGATAAACTGGATAACCTTCATCAACGGATTTCCTTCCGTAAAATTTGGGTTTCCATTGGCTAAATCATCAAAGATGACGCCTGCATGTTTGGAACGATACTCAGACTGAAATTTATCAAACTCATTCAGAGTGACAATCGAACCCGGGTCATGATCATACCCGTTCGATGCTAAAACATATCGCATCAAAGCGCTAGCAACTGAAGATTTTCCAACGGCTGATTCTCCATAAAGGAGAACACCATATGGTTTCTCTCTAATTTGCTTTCGCTGAGCCAACGTGAGCTTAGTGCGAATATTCTTCAATTTCTCTAAACGAGACGAATAATATGCACGTTCACCCTGCTTACAATTTGCAAGGTACTCAATAGTCAACTCGGTAATTTCGGACAAGCGACGATCGTATTCGTGCTCATCACAGTTGACTTCACTCAATGATCCAACATCATACAAAACATAATTAGCAGTAATAAAAGCATACTCCTCATCATATTCAGATAATTTGGCATCAGTCCAAAAGGCAGACAAACCTTCTCCAGTGAAACATCGATTACCACGTTCAAAAAAGAACTTAATGGTTTCGATGACACACTCTAAGAGATCAGTTGCACTAACTTGCCTTTTGAGCACTTCAGCTCTGAAGACATTCAAGTCTCCAAGCTTAAGAGTGAATTTCGATGATTTGACCATACCACATGCTACAATAGTACTGATCAATTTCATCAATTTTTGAGCCATTTCGGTTTCACGGAGTCTTGTAAAGTTTTGGATAACATCCAATAACGAGACAATCTCCATTGCACCAATCTGACTTTCGTATTTCAATCCATCTTCATCTCCAATGATTGAAACTCCGAGTAAATCGGATAATGCAGCCGCAACATATGCTGAGGCAGACTTAGGCAGGTATATTTTGGTGAATAAACCAATACCTGACATAAAGCCTGCTAAGTTTTTAGCATTATAAGTGTTAACGGCTAACAAGACGCAATTCTCCAATAAATCAAAACACCAGCTTTCAAGGACTGATTTCATGTCCTCTCGAGCTTGGTTCCAAAAAATGGCAAATTCCGCCAACGAATCTTGTGCGCAATCAGCAACAAATTTCTGTGCTGAATCAAAGCGCGATGGTTCAGATTCGGTAAATACATCTTCCAATTCTCCATTGTGCGAGACGTATTTAGGAGGAATAGAAGGATCGCGACCATGTTTGGCGCGAGCTTTCTTCTCCTCATCAAGTTTGCGCAATAATTCCGCGGTAGCAATACCACGACGCTTATTTGCATTGCGTTGATTTTTGATCTTTTTGGCATAAGATGCCTTACGATCCATTTTTCCCGATTGGGAAGTAAATTGCCTATCACTAGGACTTTCTACCCTACTTTCCGCAGATTTCGGTGAGTTTTCAGTTTGGTTTTTAATCATACTGAGGCTATGCCTCCTCGAAGGAGGACTTTTTAATGCACGTTTTCACTAATGGGGCCAGTGCAAATAGGCAAACACTAATTAAATATGGAAAGTGTTGAGAAAACCAAAACAACAACAGTATAGGTTCTACCTTCTCTGTTGTGTGCTGTTGAAATTACAGCTTTAACTATTGTGTAAATCACACTATAGTAATAAAAAATAACAAATTTAGGGTCTTTGTCAGGACCGAATTTGTGGACATCCTTTAGGTCGGATCCGTTAACCAGTAGTACTCTACCAACGAGATAAAAAGTTTTTGCATTTCTAAAATGCGAACGCGTATATATTTCACTACACGAACTGACTATTAGTTCGAGCAAGTATGCACGTAGGGATCAACCCTACATACATATCCGCTCATAATGAACTTTATGGGGGTCAACCCGAGTGAGCGTAAACTCACAACATCTAAGAAAGAGATCGCATACGTAGCCTGTAAAGGCTACGTATG